TCATCGGGAGGGAAGCCTCCCACAACCCCCTAGGCAAATGACCGAGTTTCACGTCAACCTCCGCAACGCCGTAGATACCTGGGAGCGGTCGATCCTCGCCCGTTTTACCGGAAGCACCGCAGAGCGCGACGCCTACCGCTACGCCGTTGAGTTCTGCGGCGGCCCCTCCGACTGCTCAATCACCGAGGCCGTCAAGTTTCTGGCAACCGCTAAGCCCTTCGACAACGCGACTGTCGACATCACCTGCGCTCAGACCTTTTGATCGCTGGCGCTTTCGTATACGACACCGTATAGTCAACACGTCGGGCGGAAGCGTCCGAACCTCAACCCCCTAAAAACATGACCCCTCTCGAACGCCTCAACGAGGCTCTCCGGATCCGTAAGGCACTCGATGCCCTTATGACCCCCGAAGAGGCAGACACCTACTCCGCTTGCCTCGGCGAACACCTCCAGGACTACATCAACGACCTCCTGATCGACTATCAGGAAGACCAGCTAGACCAAACCCCCTAGATGCAGCTCAAGCAGATCGACATCACCGTTCACCAGGCTCGTCGAATCCTCAAGCAACACGGTTACCGCTACGTCCAGGCGAAGAAAGACACCAGCAACCGACGCATCTACACCTTCTTCGCCCCGGACGGCAACGAAATCACACTCACCACTAACTGTCTCCGCACCACCGCTCTCCGCTTAGACCTCCTATGACCGCCCCCGCACTTCACGATTGGTCCGATCCGCTCGAGTACGGCGTCAAGCTCGATCGCAATTACGACGACCTGCCCTGCACTCCGACCTACACCGTCCGCACCCCCGATTGGATTCAGGAAGCGATGAACGACGACGAGCTCAAGCAGATCCTCGACGACGCCGTTCTCTGCGGGTTCGATCGCTCACAAGTTCAAATCACCGAGTGCCCTTTCTGACGATGAAAACAATCGCAGACCTTCGCTCTTACGTTCGCAGCCAGGCCACTCGCGACTCTAGGGACTACGGACCCGGCCCCTGGTGGCACGAAGACACCCTCAAGATCCGTCGGCAGCGTGATCGCGTTATGCGCGCCTTCCCGGCCCGTATCCGCAGCGAAGAGCCCCTAGTCCCCGGCACTTACGGTCGCCTCACAATCGAGCCTGACGGCACCCCCTATTACGTCCCTGGCCAATACGCACCGACAGAGATATGGTTCTGGGTCTACGAGTATCTGCAAGCAACTAACTAGCAACTGTCGGGGAGCCTGATGCCGTCCGCTAACGGCTGAAAGCTATACAAAACCGCCTGACGCGGAAAAGCAGGGCGCGGATCGTCACCTAGGGGGGGCGAGTCTGCGACTTATCCCCCGACAACAACATTCATCAACAACGTCACATGCCCATTGACGACATCCTTCGCGCCACCCAACGTAAAAACGAGCGCGAAGCCATCAACAACTATGAGCAACGAATCGCCGACCTCTACGCCCGCCGCCAAGATCCGAACCCTCGACGATGGTTGCGTCAGGATTCAAGTCGGTGAGTTCGTCGGCATCGTTAGTTCGATGCATTTAGTTGAACCTAAGATCAACCAGCTAACATCCCACTGGAAAAAGAGACACATTTCCAGTGACATCCATCAACGATCTGAAAGCTGATCACAAAAATGCCCGCAAGCGTACCGATCGCTCAGCAGGCCTCATCAAAGAATCTCTTCAGCGTTACGGTGCTGCCCGATCGATCGTCATTGACGAGGACAACCGCATCCTCGCCGGTAACGGCACCATTGAAGGCGCGAAGGAAGCAGGCATCAGTCGCATCCGTGTAATCGATACCGACGGCGATGAAGTAATCGCCGTGCGAAGAACCGGATTGACCGAAGAGCAAAAAGTTGGCCTAGCTCTCGCCGATAACCGCACTGCCGACCTCTCCGAGTGGGATCAGGAGATGCTGAACCGCCTAGGCGAAGAGCACGACATCTCTCTCTTCTTCAACTCCGACGACATCAACGGCATTCTCGAAATCGAAGACGACCCGACCGCCCCGGACGATTTCGACGAGGTTGACGACGACATCGCAACCGAACACCGTTGCCCCTCCTGCGGCTACGAATGGAGCGGGAAGGCTTAACTGGCGCTTCCCCCCTCGACACCGTATACTGTATACAGCAACCAGGGAGCGTTCCCAATGCAAATCCGACTCATCCCCCCTTTCAACCGTCGCAAGCCCAAGTGGTCCGTCGCTACCTTCGTCAAGGATCCGATCATGTGCTCCTGGAAGGAAGCTAAGCGCAAACGCTTCGCTGACGCCGCCGAGGCTCGCGCCTTCGCCGAACAACTCGCCGCTAAAAACAACGCCGAAATCATCGAAGTCGCACCGGTACGTTGAGACAGCAGTTAATCGACATCCTCGCCCCTTTACCTAGGGGCTTTTTTGTTGCTACATCGGGCGGCATCGATTCCTCCGCTTTAGTCGTAGCCGCCGTCGTAGCAGGCAAATCTCCTCAAGTCGTCTCCTTCACCTTCGATGACTTCGAGTCAGACGACTTCCAAAGGGCTAAGCGTCTTGCCGATCATTTCCACTGCTCTTTTCAACCAGTTCGGTTGCCCTCCGATTCTCAGCTGATCCTCTCCTCTGTTCGCTGTCTCATCCGTCAATACAAGCTCAGCAAGAAGGCTCGTATTGAATGTGCCTTCCCCTTCCTTCACATGGCGAAGGCTTTAAGGTCTCAAACCCTCGTTACAGGCCTCTGCGCTGATGGACATTTCGGACTCTCTAAAAAGGCAATGATTCACTACAGGTATCCCCAAAGCAAGTTCGATCAGTTCCGCAATGAATACTTCGCCAACCCTGATGCGGGAGGGAGGCAAGGCATACAAAAGATCTGCAACACTTATGACGTAAATCTTTCAAATCCTTACCTGCACTCAAGCATCTTCTCTCTGCTGCATGGGCGCTCTTGGGATGAGCTAAACAAACCCCGTCAAAAAGAGGCGATCCGTTCCGCCTTCCCTGAGCTCGATTCCCTAAACCTCCCACGCCATACCAATCTTCAGCTCGGTGATTCAAAAATCGCCGAACGTCTAGGCACCATTGCGATGGCGGCTGTCCCAGGTTCAAACTCCCCTGTCGGGGCTTACAACCAAATCAGAAAGCAACGATGAAACCGCCTTACATCGTCCCGTCGATGGCACACATCGCGGCCCTTCCCTGGAACGGCTACACCGTTGCCTCTACCTTCTCCGGCGCTGGTGGCTCTTGCCTTGGTTACAGAATGGCTGGCTATCGCGTCGCCTATGCCCTCGAGTTCGTAGCCGAAGCACAACGCTGCTACAAAGCAAACCATCCAAACAGCTACCTCGACGGCACCGATATAAGACAGCTTCAGCCTGAGCAGCTCCTACAACGCGCAGGCATCAAGCGCGGTCAGCTAGACATCCTCGATGGATCCCCTCCCTGTTCTGCTTTCTCTACCGCAGGAAAGCGTGAAGAAGGCTGGGGCAAAGTCAAGGCATACTCCGATCGAGCACAACGCGTTGATGATCTCTTCTATGAATACGCTCGCATCCTGCAAGGCGTACAGCCAAAGGTCTTCGTCGCAGAAAATGTCAGCGGCCTCGTAAAGGGAACCGCTAAGGGTTACTTCAAGCGCATCCTTCAAGCCCTTAAAGACTGCGGCTATGAAGTCTCTTGCCGCGTCTTAGACGCTCGCTGGCTAGGTGTCCCCCAAATGCGCAAACGCACCATCTTCGTCGGAGTCCGCAAAGATCTCGGCTTGCCTCCCGCGCATCCCAAGCCCTTCCCCTACACCTATAACGTCGGCGATGCTCTCCTAACACCCCCGCCTGACACCACCGCAAAATGGCTTAAACAAGACACTGAGACCTACCGCTTCTGGTCGCAAACAAAAGCAGGCGACAACCTAGGTAACACCTGTAAGCGCCTCACCGGCAAAAACAGCTTTCTCACTCACTGCAAGCAATCGCCCCGTCTCCCCGCAAACACCATTACGCAAGGCACTCAGCAGCTCTATCACTGGACAGAGCCCCGAACCCTTACCCTCGGTGAATTACGACGCATCGGCGGCTTCCCCGACGATTTCGAGCTCACCGGCTCTTTCTCTCAACAATGGGAGCGTATTGGGCGTGCAGTCCCGCCTTTAATGATGGCTGAGGTTGCTAAAACTATTGAAAGAGAAATCCTGAGAAAAATCGGTGGAGATTCCAGCGAGTTGGACATTTGAAACCTCTGAAGTAGCCAAAGGGTTCGACAACCACGTTCGTGAACAGCTCCCTTGGTACGACTTAGCAACAAACGCAATCACTCATATCGCAAGGCATTACATCCCTCAAAACGGCCTCGTCTATGACATCGGCTGCGCTACCGGAAATGTCGGGCGCAACCTCAGCGATACCCTCGAAGCTCGCAAGGCTCGTCTCGTAGGCATCGATCCTTCCGATGAAATGCGAAAGCTCTATGACGCACCAGGCATCTTCATCTGCTCTAAAGCTGAGGACTATCAATATGAACCCTTTGATCTAGGCATCCTTTTCCTCGCTCTAATGTTCGTTGAACCGAGCAAACGTGTCTCTTACATGGCAGCTCTTTACGAAAACTGCAAGCCCGGTGGTGCCATCATCCTCTTCGATAAACTCGAGCCCACCCAGGGTTACCTAGGAACAATCATGTACCGCTTGACCCTCGCAGGTAAATATCAGGCCGGTGTTAACGCTCAAGAGATCATTGACAAAGAGCTCTCCCTTGCTGGCGTGCAAAGGCCAATATCATTGAAACAGCTCCCATGCTTCCCCTATCAGTGGTTCAAATTTGGTGATTTCGCTGGTTACATCCTCGAGAAACCAATCTGATGGCTAAGTCAACCAAAATCGAAAAAGACATGCGGGTCAACCGCGTTGCTCGCCTCTTGTCGAACGGCGCGGTCAGATCTGAAATTTGTCAATACGCGGCCAACGAGTGGGGGACGAGCGACCGGCAAACAGATCGCTATATCGCCGAAGCTAGGGACTTGATTCGTGCCGACTGGGAAGTTGACCGGCGCACCTTCACGGCGGAGATCCTCGCTCAGCTAGCCAGTATCCAAAAAGAAGCCCGCAAGCAGGGCAACCTCAACGTGGCCCTTGGTTGCGTAAATCAGGCCGCTAGAGTCGCACGGCTTTTTGAATGAGCATCCTCGCCTCTGTCCCCGGTGGTTCGATCCTCTCTGCGATCGAGTCGGCAGCGCCTTTCACAGAGGCAGACTTAAGGAGCTATGTCGACGGCTTAGCCGAAGGGCTTACAGGTCCGCAGCGCGAAGTTTGGGAGTCGCAGCAACGCTTCAAACTGCTCTGTTCCGGTCGTCGTTTCGGCAAGACCTATCTCTGCATCACGCGGTTGATCTGCTGGGCGATGGAAAAGCCTGGCAGTCTTTGCTGGTACGTCACCGCCAACTACCGAATGGCGAAGCAGATTGCGTGGCGGCAGCTTAAGGCGATGGCCCCTGAGGAGCTCGTCGTGAAACGCAACGAGTCTGACTTGTCGATCGAGTTTGCTAACGGCAGCCTGATCGCTTTACGCGGTGCCGATAACGAAGACAGCCTGCGAGGTGTAAGCCTCTCTGCGCTTGTGATCGATGAGGCCGCTTACGTCAAGCAGACCGCGTGGGAGATGGTCCTGCGTCCTGCCTTGTCGGATCAGAACGGCCCTGCCTGGTTCATTACGACTCCTGCAGGGCTCAACTGGTTTCACGACCTGTGGGAGCAGGCACAAGAGCAAAGCGATTGGAGCACTTTTAGCTTTACGACGATTCAGGGCGGGAACGTCTCCGCCGAAGAGATTGAGGCCGCTCGTAACACGCTCGATGACCGAACCTTCCGGCAGGAATATCTAGCAAGCTTTGAGACGCTCTCCGGTCGTGTCTACCCCGGCTTCGACGACGAAAATATCAGCGAAGACGTACACGATGTCGGCGGTCCGATTTACTGGGGCACTGATTTCAACGTCAGCATCATGGCGGGCGTTATCGGTAGCCGGGTCGGAGATACTCTGCATATTTGGGATGAGCTTGCAGTCAAGCAGTCCAATACCGATGAGGTCTGCGCGATGCTGAAGGCTCGCTACCCGGATCGACAAATCATTGCTTACCCAGACCCGACGGGATCGGCTCGCAAAACGTCTTCCGCAGGCAGGACCGATCACGACATCATCCGTCGTGCCGGGTTTAGCTGTATCAGCCCGAAAGCGCCATGGTCTGTTAAAGATAAAATCAACGCGACAAACTGGATGATCCGAACTGCTAAGGGAAGCATCCGACTGTTTATTCACCCGCGTTGTAAGCACACAATCAAGGCCCTTAAAAACGTGACCTTCAAGCAAGGCGCAGAAGATTATGTGATTGACAAGTCAGCGAATATCGAGCACTGGACTGATGGCCTAGGTTATTTAGTGCTGGGTGCATTTAATCCTTTGCACGAGCGTGCTGGAAGAGGCACCGGCATTAGGCTTTACTAAACTGCAAGAATCGGCGGGGCAAGCAAGTGTATTCAGGATTTTCCGGCGGTCGTCAGCGTGTAGGCAACGTCACGCAGGTTAATGACCCGAATACAGCTTGGATGAATATGGAACCCCACTGGGGGTTGATTGAGCACCTGTTAGGTGGGACGTACAAAATCAGGAAAGGGCATAGAAAGTATTTGCCGCAGGAACCCCGTGAGCTTGACGAGTCTTACGACAACAGGCTGCAGCGATCTGTGCTTGCTCCTTATTACGTCCGGTTGGAGCGGATGCTGGCAGGGATGCTTACTCGCAAGCCTGTTCGTTTAGACGACGTTTCAGATCAAGTTCGGGAGCAGCTATTTGATGTCGATTTGCAGGGCAACGATCTACAGACGTGGTTGTTCTCCGTAGCCAGGGTTTGTATCCGTTATGGGCACGTTGGTGTTCTTGTCGACGCCCCGCGAGCCGGGGAGAACGGCAGGCCCTATTGGGCGACATATGACCCTAGGTCGATCCTTGGTTGGCGCTCTGAAATTAAAGACGGCAAGCAACAGCTAACGCAATTGCGTCTTGCAGAGAAAGTTCTTGTACCTGACGGTCTTTATGGGGAGAAGGAAGTTGAGCAGGTTCGTGTCTTAACACCCGGTGCATTCGAAATTCACCGAAAGGATGCCAAAGGCGACTTTCGGGTTGTAGAGGACGGCACGACGAGCTTGTCCCAGATCCCATTTAGTGTTGCCTACTCGAACAGACTCGGACTGCTCGAATCGCTGCCACCTTTGGCCGATATTGCTGAGCTGAACTTACAGCACTATCAAGTCCAGTCCGATCTCTCGAATCAGCTACACATCAGCGCGGTTCCGATGCTCGCCTTGTTCGGCTTCCCAGCCGCGTCTGAAGAGATTAGTGCGGGGCCTGGTGAAGCGATGGCTTTGCCTGAAGGCAGCGACGCAAAATACATCGAGCCTGCGGGTAACAGTTATGACGCGCAGTTCCGTCGTCTTGAGCAGATCGCCTCGCAGATCAACGAGCTTGGCCTTGCTGCAGTTCTTGGCGCAAAGCTAGTCGGCGAAACGGCAGAGGCAAAGCGAATCGACCGGAGTCAAGGCGACAGCACAATGATGGTCGTCGCCCAGCAGATGCAGGACATGATCGACAATTGCCTGCGATTCCACGCGGAGTATCTCGGCGAACGCAACCCAGGAAGCTCTCTTGTCAATCGGGACTTCATGGGGATGCGACTTGATCCTCAAGAGATTCAGGCCCTTCTGCAGCTTTACACTGCCGGAACGATTACACAGGAAACGCTCTTGTTGCAGCTCGAGGCAGGCGAAGTCTTAGGCGATAACTTCGACGTTGAGCAGGAGATTGAGGCGACGCAATCAGGGGGTCTTATTGAGACCGAGCAACCGGAAGAGCCTGAGCCGGTAGCGCCACCTGAGATGCCTGAAGACCCAGCGGAATCCCTCGACGATTCAGAGAGCCCTAGCTGATGTTTTGGCATCGTCGGCCTAAGAAGGACAATCCGATGGACCGCAAGCAATTGCTCTATTACGTCCAACAGGAGGTAGGTGAAGATACTTTTGCTTTGGTGCGATTAACTTGGTTTGCAGAGGGCAAGCCAATCGGAGTCGTTGAAACCAAGATCAGCGACAACCGTGAAGATTTAATCCCCGAGTTTGCCGAGATCGTTGGCGAAGCATTGCGTGGAGGCGCTGATGTTTCGATCATGTGCCCAGAGGAGGCAGAGGCGCTAGGAATCAAAGACCCATGAGTGAGCCTGAAGCCTTTTACCGTCAAGCGATTGACCTGAATCGTTACAGCAATTACGTTGCGCTGAACGTAATGCGGGCATACAACGACATCGTTATTGATGCGACCCGCAAGCTTAGTGATATTGGATCTTTGAATCCACGGGAGGCGGCACGTCTTAACGCCTTGCTTGTTCAAACTGCCGAAAGCCTGCAGACATGGGCGGGTGACAGCAGTATCTACTTGACTCAAGAGCTT